AAAGCCACAATTAAGAGGCTGGGGAATGTCAATTGTAGAAAGGGCGATAAGATCAATAAATCAATATATTAAAAATAACGATTTAATCTTTGAGATGCTTGATGAGGCTAAAATTGATATTTATAGCATAACAGGTTTTAATGAAGCTTTATTGGCAGAGGGCGGAGCGGACAAAATAGCTAAAAACTTGCAAATGATGAACCAAGTAAAAAATTATCAGAATGCTATTATAAAAGACAAAGAGGATGACTATGAGCAAAAACAAATAAACTTTGCAGGATTGTCAGAAATGTTACAACAGATAAGAATAGGAATTGCGGCAGATTTAAGAATGCCAATGACTAAGTTATTTGGCTTATCCGCTAGCGGCTTTAATAGTGGCGAAGATGATATAGAGAATTATAACGCAATGATAGAAAGCGAGTATAGAGGTAAATTTGATAATATTATTATTCAAATGCTTCAATTAATATGTAAAAAGCTTTTTGATGTTATACCAGATGACTTGCGAATTGAATATTATCCATTAAGAATATTGGGCGCAGAGGAAGAAGAAAGGGTAAAAAGCCAACAATTAAACGGAGTATTGCAACTATATGATAGAGGCTTGATTACATCAAAAGAAGTAAAAGAAGAATTAAATCAATTGGATATATTGAGAACAGATTTAGAAATAGACGAAGACGAAGAATTCCCAACTCCACCACCGCAAAAACCTAAACTTGACTTACAAGACGGCGTGGCAGTTAAGCAAAACTCCTTTAATATAAAGAACTTTTTTAAAAAGAAAAGAACTTATGAGAGTATATTAACAAATAAAAATATAAAATAATGGCACTAAAAACTTATCAAACAGCAATAGATATTAATAAATTATATTCATCTGTTTTATTGTCACCATCAGGGCTAGGCGAAGCCTTAAAGCCTAGAATTACAAGCATAGGCGCAACGGTTGACATTTACGGATCAGAAGAAGCTCCAGTAGGCTTAACTCTTGCTAATATTGCAACTAAGATGGCACCAATTAAAACTGGCGTAGCTTTAGAAGTATTTGATGGCTTACCTAATTATCTTGCCTTTGTTAGTGTAGGAACTCCAACAGAGCTTGTTATTAGCTGCATAAATGTTGAAGAAATACAAGTTATTGCTTAATAATGGCTGAAAAGCAATTACAACCAATAAAAGACAATCCAGAATTTATAGAAGATTTAGAAGCGCAAATACAAATCATATTATATGAGATGCTATTTAATCCCTTGATTAAGTCTATTAAGGAAAATAAAAAAATCTTCTTTAATGAGCGAGATAATAGCGCTATTGTTAAAGCGATAAAATCTGGAAAGATAAGATATGGCAATAATATTTTTATAGGCTCTTTTAATGCCACCACCGCAAAGGAATTTAGAGAATTAGGTATTAAATTCAATAAAAGAATAAAAGGCTATACAAAAGAAATGAACAACTTGCCTGTCAATATTCAAGTAGCCATTGCACAAAGAGAGAATAGTTACAAACAAATGGCAAGACAACTGGTGGCAACTGTTGACAAAATGGATTCAAATATTAATGAGATAACCAAAGACATTAATTTTGATAATACACTTGAAAAGGTTTTTACAGATATAAATAAAAAATTTAAACAAACTGTAACGGATAAAATAGGCCTTTCAATTAATTTTACAGCAGATCAAATAAAAATATTGTCTCAGGAATACACTAATAATCTAAAAATATACATTAAAGACTTTGCGCAAGAAGAAACTGCAATACTTAGACAAAAAGCTGAGGACATAGTATTGTCAGGCACTAGGGCAAAAGATTTTACTAGAATAATAGAAGAAAGATTTGATGTAAGCGAGAGAAAAGCTAAATTTTTAGCAAAACAGGAGATTTCTCTATTGACTTCTAAATATAAGCAAGTAAAATACGAGGGTGTAGGTGTGACTAAATATAAGTGGTCAATCTCTAATGTTAGAACTAGACCAGATCATAAGGCTTTAAATGGCGACATATTTAGCTTTGATGACCCTCCTATATCTAATATTAGAACTGGGGCTAGAAATAATCCCGGGGAAGATTTCGGCTGCAATTGTCAGGCTATACCTATTTTAGATTTTTAAATCCAATTTATCTTGTCATTATTTAGTTAGAATTAAGTTAATAAATTTATAGTATTGGTTACTTATAAATATAATATAATTTCTTAGTTTTAATTGTCAATAAAAAAAGTAACTTTTTTATACATTTTTTATGAATGATATCAAAACAAACTCCATTACTCAAAACTTAAAAGCAAAATCCTATAAAACAAGGTTCTTAGAAGCTGGCGTTGTAAACTATCCAGAACAAAATCAAATGGTTTTTATTTCATCGGAAAGTCTACCTATAATAGCTGAAAAGTTTAAAGGTTGCAAGATAGTAATAGATCATAAAGAAGTATCAGAAGAAGAAGCACAACAAGAAATAGTCGGTTATGTCAGTAATGTATATATGATGGACGGCTGGGCATGGGCTGAATTTACAGTTCACTCACAAGAGGCCATTGATGTTATTAATCAAGGCTTTACCTCTAGCTGCGCATATAGTGCAGTTATGAAAAAAGAAGGCGGTATTAAAAACGCCGTTCAATATGATGATGAAGTTATAGATATTAGAGAAGATGATACCATTACTCATATTGCTCTAGTGCCAAAACCTCGCTATGATGATTCAATTATTCTTGAAAATTCTATTAACAATAAAATAAAAAATAAAATTATGAATATCTTTAAATTTAAATCAGAAAAAGAAGACTCAAAAGAGCTTACTTTGGAAAATAGTTTATTTGAAATTGATGGCGAAGAATTGCCAGTCTCTGAAATGATTTCTTGCTATAAAAATGCAATGGCAGAAAAGAAAGAAGAAGAAGATAAAAAAAGCAAATTAGCTAACGGAGACGATAAAGTCGATGTTGACGGCGAAGAAATGACTATTAGTGAATTAGCTAACTTCTATAAAAAGAACAAAAAGAAAAACGAAGAAGATAAAAAGGAAAACGAGGATAAGGAAGAAGACAAGAAAGAGAATGAAGAAGATAAAGAGGAAGATGATAAAAAAGAAAATGAAGACAAAGAAGATGATAAAAAAGAAAATGAAGACAAAGAAGATGATAAAAAAGAAAATGAAAAAGAAGAAGAAGAGAAAAAAGGAAATACTATAAAAAATTCTGTTGATGTTGAGAAAGGCGACAATGTCGATATTAATAGAATTAAGTATGAAAATGGAATTTCTGCCACTATCAAGCCTAAAATTGTGACTATGTCTGCAAAACTTGAAAGAGGCCAGAATATGTTTAGTAAATAATAATTCAATTAAAATAAAATTATGACTCAAAATGTTAATCAATTCGGAATGTCTCTTGAAAAAGGTGTTTTAGCCTTATCTAAAGAGAATTTATTTGACTTTCAAATAGATAGTTCATCTGTTGCTACTATACCTAGTGGCTCAGCTGTAAAACAAACAGGCTCAAATATTTGTGACCTAGCAACTGCAGCTAGTGATAGTATTTTTGGATTTGTTTTATATGAATCTAGAAAAAGTTCTTTTGTAGCTAAAGACTTCGTAAGAGTTGCCTCTACTGGAACAACAATAATGATGGAAGCAAGCGCGGCTATTCTTATTGATGCTGATCTTGAAATAGTACCAACTGGCGAAAAAGTTGCTACTAAATCTGCTGGAACTTCAATTGGAACTGCTTTAGACGCGGCTGCTGCTGACGGCGACTTAATCAGAGTATTAATTAAAACTAAATAATTAATTTTATAAATTAAAAATCTAAATATTATGGATACAAATAAATTAAAAAATATGATGGCCGTTCTAGAGAATGGTAATCAACATAAAGGCTACCTTTCTACCGTTCAACCTAGTGGTTTATCAGGTTCAAATAACAAAGGCGATATTTTATTCAATGCTGCTCCTGCTGGCTACCAACAAGACATTGACACTTTAACAGCTATTAAACAGGAAGTAATCGAGCAAAAATTCTATACTTTAGATCCTGCCGCTTTTACTCCTATTGTTACTGGTTTTGGTGCTTACTCTTCTGAAAGCTTATATTACAAAAACTTTCAATTAGGCGGAAACTTTGAAGAAGGTATTAGCGGTAATGGTTCTTTTACTAGAAAACCTAAAACTAATGTTGGTTATGATGCTATTAATCTTCCTTTCTACTTCTGGCACGCTTCTCTAGATTATTCTTTAACAGAAGTTAAACAAGCTGCTGCAAATAACGGCGCAGCTATTAGATTAATCGAGCAAAAAGAAAGAGCTAATAAAAGAAACTATGATTTAGGCATTCAAAAAGTTGCTCAATTAGGTGTTTCTGGACTAGATAAAGTTGATGGTATTTTGACTTTAGATAATCAAGGCGCTGCAAATAACACTTCTATTATTGTTGGCTCTTTATCTTCCAGAACTTCTACTCAATTAAATGCAATTGTTGCTACTTTAATCACAGCTTATAGAGACAACTGCGACGGAACTGCCTTCCCTACTACTTTTGTAATTTCAGAAGCTGATAAAATTGGCCTTTCTACTTTTGTTGCTGAGCAAAGACCAGATATTAGCAAGTTTGAATTCTTGTTGAAAGCCTTTAGAGAGCAAACTAACAATCCTAGTTTTGAGATTCTTCCTAGTAAATATTGCGATGTTACACGAAACAATTTAGGCGAAACTAGATATGCTTTATATAATAAAGATATTGATACAATGGAAATGAATGTAAATATTCCTTACACTTCTACTTCTTTTGCTACTGGTAACGGATTTGATTTTGAAAGTGTTTCTTATTCTCAATTTAGTGGAATTGTTGCAAAACGCCCTAAAGAAATTCTATACTTTAGCTATTAATATTAATTAAACATAAATAATTATGATAACTTTACAAAATCAATCAAAAAAACTTTATATCGTATCTGATAACAGATATTTTAAACCTAATGATGTAATTTCTTTTGAAGACAAAGAAGCTAAAAGATTAGAAAGATATGAGGGTATTGTTAGCTTAGCGGAGATCTCCAAGAAAGCAGAAGAAGTAGCCAAAAAAGCTATTGAAGCTGCTGACAAGGCATCTAAAAAAGCTAAGAAAGCTAACAAGGTTGAGGATATTAAAGAATAATTAATTAGTTAGTAATTATGGCTTGCACAAATCCCGTCATTACAGCACTTACGCCAGAAGAGTTTAAAGCTCAATTCTGGCGTGATTTTACTTATATTGCAACTTGGGATATTGCAATTACCTATAATACAGGTGACCAAGTTTTTTATGACCTTAATAAAAGGTTTTATCAGTGCTTAAATGATGGGATTGTGGGAGTTGTGCCTACTGATACTAATGATTGGAAATCTATATCTAATTTTGATGTAGTTTGTGACCTTGATATAACTAACGCTTATGCGGAGGCTTGTGTCAATTACAATAGCGCTTTATTTAGCAGCGATCAAGATAAGATATTAGCCTACTTGTATTTATCAGCTCACTTCGTAGTAAATGATTTGAACGCTGGCGGAACTTCTGGCGGAAATGTTGATGCTGGTTTAGTAAATAGTAAAAGTGTTGGCAATGTGTCGGTTAGCTCCACAATACCAGATCATTATTTAAAATCTGGTAATGCTTTTTATGCTACTACTACTTATGGCAGAAAATATATTGATATGATAAGAACTAGAACTATTGGAAATATGGTAGCTATTGCAGGAGGAACTAATGCCTAATGCTAATGTTGAAATTGATTTTAATATTGAGGGATTAGAAAGGATAAGAAAAAATTTAGAAGAAAGTAAATTAATGGCTAAATTAGGGATATTTGGTGATAAAAATAAAAGAGATGATAACACAGGAAGAACAAACGCAGATATTGGGGCGGATCACGAGTTTGGCGTTCCATCTCGCAATTTAGCTCGCAGATCTATTTTTTTAGATCCTTTGACTATAAAAGGAAAGGAACTAACAAAGAAGGTAGGGCAGATAATAGATAGATATATTGATGAAGAAAACGGAATAGAAACTATATTAGAGCTAGTCGGAATTTATGGCGAGTCAATAGTGCAAGAAGCCTTTGAAACTGGAGGCTTTGGAGCTTGGCAACCAATAAAAGAGGCTACTGCTAATAGAAAAGGAAGCTCGCAAATATTGATTCATAAGAGTGAATTAAGGCGTAGCGTTACTAGTAAAGTTGAAAAAAGAAATAATTAATTATGAGACTGCCTAAATTAGATTTTGTTTTAAATTGCTGGTCAGAACCAATAGAGCTAATAAAGATAACAACAAGCGTGGTTGATTATAAAAATGTTAAAACAGAAGAAATAATCAATTTTAAGGGGGTTATACAACCTCTTAAGGCAGAACAAATAAATATAAAGCCTCTTGAAACCAGAAGCTGGGAATGGCTCATGATACACACAAGAGCAGAAATAGGGATAAATACAAATGATAAAATAGAGATTGATGATAAAAGATATAAAGTTATGGATAAAAACAATTATAGTCGTAATGGTTTTTATGAATATCATATAGTAGAAAGTTATGAATAGAGAGCCAATATTAATTTTAGGGGATATAATAAAAGATTTTATGACATTAAGTGACGATCAAATATATATCTATAATCAAAATTTTAATCCTAACAATAGCTCGACTCTTTTTATAACCTTAGGTTTTAATAATTCTGTAAATTATAGTAGTGTCAATAGATTTAATCCAGATACAGAACAACAAGAATTATCTATTAATATGAAAGAAAGCTATTCTATTAATGTTTACTCAAAAGACTCAAGCGCAAGAATAAGAAAAGAAGAAGTAATCATGGCTTTAAATTCTGATCTAGCAAGAAATAAACAAGAAGAATATTTTTTCCAGATACCTACTATTACACAAGGCTTTGTCAATGTGTCAGATTTAGAAGGCGAAGGAATGTATAATAGATTTGCTTTAAATATTAATATTTTAGCTCATTATAGCCAAGCGAGAAATACTCTTGTTTATGATGATTTTACTAACTCAATTGAAAACGAATAATTATGTCTATACCTATCACAAATATAATTAATGTTTCGTTGACTGGCACTCCTTCTGGCTTGCCTGCTGCGAATGTTAACAGCGTTGCAATATTTACTACTGAAACTCCAAGTAATATTGACGAATACAATACTTATGTTACAGCTTCGGCAGTCACTACTGACTATGGAACTAATAGCGTAACTGCTAAAATGGCAAGTAATATTTTTTCACAATCTCCAAATATTCTAACAGGAGACGGCCGCCTTGTTGTTATTCCTTTAATAAATGGAATTAGCGCAATAGAGGGCATTTATGAAAGCGCAGATATTACAGCTAACTTATCAAACTTACAAGCCATTGCTGATGGCGATATTAGAGTTGCTTTAAATGGTAATAATGTTGATTTAACAGGCCTAAACTTCACTAATGCAAGCTCTTTAGCTGATATAGCAACAATCTTACAAAGAAAATTG